GCTTTTGGGTCTGCTGGGTCGTTAATCCATGCGTTTTTAGCTTCCCATTCTGCAATATCAGGATTCTTGCTTGTGCTTGGCTTGGCTTCTTCCTTGATAGGCTCAACTTTTAATTCTTCAATCTTGGTTTGAGCCTCGTCATAAGCTTCGGTGTCAGCTTCTTCTACTGCTCTTCGTTGGTCAGCCTTTAAAGCTTTAATCTTTGCATCAGTTTCGGCTTTGTGCAGCTTGTTAAGGTTTTCAATGCGGTTATCAAAGTCAGTGCGCATTTTATCCTGGTCAGCTTTCGTTTTATCAAGTGCGCCTTTAATTTTCCCGTACTCGACAAACTCATGGGCTGATTTCCACCTTTCAGGGTCTTTTCCTGCTTCAATCCATTCGTCTTTAGTTGTGTGGCCGCCTTTTCGAGCTTCAGTTTCTAATGCTGAATATTCAATCTCAACAGTTTCTTCTCCTGGTTCGACCTTCTCGATTTCTTCAGCTACCTCGCCTTCAACTACTTCTGGCTCATAGTCTGCAAACGCATCTGTTATGGCTTGTTCTTCGCTCATCCTGCCTCCATTACTGCAATAATATCGTTATCGTTAATGTATCTAAAATTGGCTAGCTCTGGGTTTGCTTCCGCTAGTGTTGGGACTTTCCCATCATAACGATTAAACTCAACCCTATCACCAATCGCGCAACCCCAATCTTCCGGCTTCTCGCATCCTTCATAGCCTTTGAAAGCTATGGGTCCGAATGCTCTAATGGTTCCAATGTCGCGCCCGCCATGTTCCCGCTTACGCTCATCTTGAACCATTAATATTCTAGAGTTGTCATGTGTTTCTTCAACTACATCAACCTCAACTAAAACATAGTAACCTGTTGGTTTAATCTTCATTATCATCACCAATCAAATCTAAATCTTCAATTGCGTCAAGTAATGAAGTAACTCCTCGAACAAACCCCTCGCTTAAAGCTGTTTGGATTGCCGTTTGGTCTGCTGTGTCTCTGATGTTGCTTTGTTCATTACAGTTGGATACCGCTTCTTCGATATTACTGATTATTGCTTTTGTTACTGGGCTGCTCTTCCAGTCCTTCACGTCGTGTTTGTTCATATAGTGCCTCATTCTCTAATGATAGTTTATCTAGCTCGCCAACGGCTTTGTGAGTAGCTACATCGTTATTTAAATCTTCAGTCTCGGCTTTTTCTAGCGTCAACCTTGTTTCAGCTTCAATTTTCTTTATCTCTGCCGCTGTTTTATCTACTTCTACCGCTCCTTTCATTGCCTCTAGTTGTTGTTGTTGTTCTACTGCTTGTTGCTCTGCTTCCATTAGCATTTGATTCCTCTGCTTTTCTTGCGTTAGAATTTCTGCCAATTGTGGATTGCTTGCCACTAAGTCCTGCAACTGTTGCATAGGATTCATTTCTGGGTAAATCTCTTTAACATTGGTCGAGCCAATCATTTCTAGGAAGTTTTTAACCACCGGTCTAGGGTCGCCGCCTGTGCCTACAATGGCCTCAAGTTTGGACATTTCAACCTCTGCTAATTGTATCCTTTGAATCTTGCTTGATATTTCAGGGTTAGCAACTGGGACAATATCCATATCTTTCAAGTTAAAATCTTGCTCATAGTCTGCTTCAGGGTCGTCTACAATTTCTTGATACATTGTAGGGTCAGCATATTTGGAATTTAATACAAATAGCTTTTTAAACTCTTGCCCCATTGATTGGTAAAGTCTCAATATGATTGCACCGCTAAACTGCTGCTGCTCTTGAACTAATGCTAGTGTCGTTGTAGCAGGAGCATTTGCACCCAGTGATGTTGATAAATCCGCACTTGCTGATAATTCTTGCGAACTACCGACCATCATTTGCATAAGATTAAACAGGGTAGGCGATGGCTGCCCAACTGGTAACGGCATAACACCATTTTTTAAATCCTGAGCAGTTAAATTTGTTTCTTTGAATTGCCCTAACTTAAATGGAGCGTTACCCATTTTCTTTCTAAAGCCTTTTGCTAACCATCCAGTTGAACCCGCCATGTTTGCCAATGTGCCAGAATCAACCAATTGATTAGTTGTTGAGTTGATGCTCGCTGTCATTGCTCCAAGTAAAGCATAGAAGCCGACATCTAAAAACCCGCCTTGAGGATCACGTATAAACCCGTACTTAGTTATATTGGTGTTAGGCTTAATTCTGATTACTTGGCCGCCTTCATGACTTTCATCGTCCACCATTTTCATTGATGCGTTAGAGCCTGCATGTTTGATTAAAACGTTATCAGGCTCAAAGCGTGGAGTAATTCGCATAACTTGCGCGGTGTCTTTGTGTACCGTAAAAGTGTAAGGTTCTTGATAGCCATCACCATCCAAATCATAAAACGCCTGCTGCTCAATGAACTGGTTAAATTTGTCATCTTCAGTTTGGTCTTCAACGCCTGTTTCACCTTCACTAGTTAAACCAGTGTCTTTTTCATCATCTTCTTTCAGTTCAACCCAAATACCTTGGCGCTGTTTAGATATTACGTCATCTTCAGGCAAATCATAAATCTCACTGAATCGCCGCATTCTTTCGATTGAAGTTGTATCTTGATTAACTGCGAAACTTGGGTATCTAATTAAAGCGGAATCTGGCCGTTTCTCTGTCGCATCAAAATAAGTTTTCTTGAATGCGCAACCCTCATTAGGTAATAGAGAAATCATTTTTCCATGCTCTTCCCGCCATTCTGCCATCTCTTCATTAATTTGATAGTTCTGGTATATAGCAACTCTGGCCGCTCGATCAGCTTTCAATCCACCTTCATCTTTACCAATCACCGCAGTTTTAACAATGTCTTTCTGTCTCAGTAATTCGGTTGATGCTCGGTCACTAAACTTAATGCCTGCAAGTGTCATAGTTGGCGATTTAAAGTTGCTGGCACCATCCCACGGAGTCGAACGTGATTTGTTTTCCTGCTTCACTAGGTCTCGACCTGTTTCTACATATTCCCGCCATTCATCCATTGAATCCCAATCACAGTTATAGCCCTCAACAACAGATTGGCCAATAATTCGCAAAACTTCGCCATCGATTAATGGGGCAATATTTGGCTTAGGTACAAAAACGCCTTCATCTTTAGTAAAGAAAGATTGCAGTAATGGTATACCTTGTAAGTACTCTTGATTTTCTTCTTCTTCAATTATTTCAATGTTGTTATTCATTGCTTATCCCGAATGTCTCAATTGTTTGCTTATAGTGAGTTGACATTGTTTTATAATCCCTATCAACCTTGACCACGCCCAACGGTATTGGATTCCTGTTAATTATAGAACTGGGCTTTCCGTCATCTTTAAATTTCATTCCTTTAGAGTTTAATAAATTCCTAAGCTGAACCTCTGAAGGTAACGAGATAGAGATTGAACTATACGAGCTATAAAGCTCATCATCATCAATTGAAAAGCAAATTTCCATTAATACCCCCCCGATCCGATTTCATCGTAAGTATTCCGCTGGTGATTCTTCGTCAATTATTTCTATATCATCATTCATTAGCAGCCTACCTTGGAATTGTATATGATAACAGTTTCACCTTTAAGAGCTTGTTTAGCGGCAACACCAATAACGCTCACCTTTTCAGATCGCCACGGCTTAAGCTGGCCGTTCTTAATGATAAGTAAATCACCTGGTCGTACATCTTCAATCGCTTTCATTAGTAACCCCCTGATCCAATTTCATCATATTCGTTATATTCTTGCTCGTCATCGTCACGAGGTTCCACGTCTGCAAATCTTAGGGACATAATACCATACCGAGTGCTTGACATTATATCATCGCGTAGTTTGACTATTTTCCCGTCTTCCCTGTGATACATTCGATACTCGGCAAACCATTCATCTAAATGTGAGGCAACCAATAAACGGCCATCTTCAAACCTCTGCTGCATGTCTAGAATGCCAGCTTCAACAGAATTTCCACCATTTTCAAAAGTTGCATGGTTTTGTAGCATTTGCATTCCTTGATTGCCGTGAAGCTCTGCAACCGTTCCTTTTTCATTTCCACCACTGGCTTTCATTGCGTCATGCGGCCAAGCCACCGGTATCCAATCAATCTTCTCTGGATGCCTGCTGCGTAATTTGCCCGCTACCGTTATAGGTGTAGGTTTCTTAACGTAGAACGCATCATAAATATAAACAACATCGGTGTCACGGTCCCAACACATAGCGGTTAATGCTGTAGGATGTGAGTTTTCACTTTGCCCATAGCCAAAATCTTGACCTATAATGTGCGGCCACCATCTCGGGAAATCTGTTTTGCTGTGTTTAATATCATCTTCGTTGGTTAAAAATATCCTGCCTTCGCCAACTGTTGGGATGCCTTTTGCCCTAGCTTCTCGTTCATGCTCTGGGTAACTGTTAACAATCGATTGCTTTTCTTCGTCTGTATAATGGTCTACATCGTAAATTGTCATAACAGTTAAGTGCTTGTGTTCTTTCTCACCAGAATAGAAGTCATAAGCGACTGTTGTCATGCCCTTTAACGGTGTAAACGTGGTCATCATGAACTGACCTAATTGACCTTTATTCGTCCTGGTTAAACATTCGCTGTAAATATCCGCTGGTGGTTCTTCATCTTCCCATACCCAATCTATTGTCTCACCTTGGAACTTTTCACGGCCTTTCTCGTATGACTTAAAGAATATTAGA